CGTTGTAATTTCTTGCCGTCATTGTAAACTCAACCTCTGGCGCGGTGGCCGTGGACTGCGTAAAGTTCAAATCAGGTATAATTCGACGAATAAACATAAATTGATCGCCGTCGCCTATGTCAAAGTCTGAGGACTGCACAAACGCGTCTATGGGAGAAGCTGGTGTTGTACTTCCGTCATCCAAACCAAACTCGTGATCGTATAAGAAACCGTCTACACCGGGAGCTTGTGGGTATGAGCGTTGCCCTGCCGCTCGGTCATTCCAAGCCGTGCGCACTAAATTGCCATAATACCAAGTTTGCTCAAGATAGTTGTAAACAACATATCGATCAATTTCTTCGCTAGAAGCAGAGCAGTAATACCACCAGACTTCATTTTGGCTCGCCAAGCTACCTGCGTGAAACTTAAACGATTGATTTCGGTTAAGGTCTTCAAACACAAACTGACGAACAGTACATGGTAAGGGCTGTATACGACCATCATATACATAAAAGTTTTCTTGACCCATCCAGTATACAATGTCGTTAACACTGATTGCAGTGTTAGGACCGGCGATGCGGATGTTGTCACCTAACATAGCGGTGCCAAATGTGTAAGGTGGTCCTAAGAAGGATAAACTGTGAAGTGTATGGTCTGTCCAAACCAGTATTTGACGAGACGTGCGAAGGGCTGTTACAATTTCAGACCCTTGAGACAATCTTAGGTCGCCCGCTGTATTTGTAGCCGTTGGCGTCCAATCCGTAGGACTTTCTTGGCTAGACCATCTAATCAATAGTGGGTCTTGTGCCGACTCTCCAATAGGGTTTGCGCCAAAGCATATAACGTGGCGATCTGTTTCTGAGACCAGAACCTTACGCGCTACCGTAGGCACGTTGGATGCGCCCGCTAATGAGCCGAGTTCCACGGCGCGTGTACTGGTTGTACCCGTTGCGTCCCAGTAGAATATCTGCCCGTCTGCAATATTCATGATGAGGTCTTCGCCAAAATCATCTGCAAACCACATGCGTAAAGTATTTCCGGCCAGAGACCCTGCGCCTGATCCCCACGTAAAACGGCCCCACGTTCCGGCACCCCAACCCGGTCCGAGAACCGTGCTGTTTAGACCAACATTAATCTGATATGCGGCGACTGCGGATGATCCACCGCCCGCGGTGCTACCTGAAGAAGCTGATCCACCTGTATCTACTCTGTAGCTGTTGGCGTCCACAACTTGCGTAACAACCTGCTCTTTGTTTAGGTTAGCTGTAGTCAATCCATCAAAAGCTGTTGCGCCCGAAAAAGTAACGTAGTCCCCGAGCAATGCGCCGTGGCCCGTGTCCGTAACAGTAATAACCCCTGATCCTGCGCCACCTGTTGTGTTAAACGGGTTTGCTCCAAGGGTCACGGTTCTGCGAATAGGCGTTATGTCATAGAGTGCGCCAGAATCCTCTAGGTATGCTTTCTTTTGAGTACCCATAAATAATAGGTTTTCAGACGCTAACGTAACAAAATCGTGTATTTTGCGGCATGTTCCAATGAACTGAGCCGTTCCAACCTTTGCCCAACCTCCAATGCGCTCGGCATAACCAGAGCGAAAACGGATTTTATCTCCGTCAAACCAACCACCTTCGTTCGAGTAGTTAGTACCCTCTCGGTTAATTCCGGGCTTAAATTGGAGCTTTGTTAAAGGCATATGTCATTACTCCGCATCTGCGATTGTTAAGGTTCCAGCTTCGACTTGCTTGAGTATCTCTGCGTAGTGCCTGTTGGCTGGGTCTAGTGGGACAAACATCTCTTGTCCGTCTATTGTAGCTTTGATGCTTGAGTTGTTGCCGTCCATGTCAACTTGGTATTGTGCTGTTGTAATGTCCATATTATTTTCCATGATTATAACTCCGCCTCAAAATTTATAATAGCTAACGTGCTATTCTTATTGAGCAGACCAACTCCTTGACCTGCCGATAACCCTGAGCTTACTGTTGGTCGCATTCTCATAGAAGTTGTACTTACAAAATCAACACTCATAGCTGTCGTATCTATGTCTGCACTTGCATGAGCTATCCTAAACGCACTTCCACTGTTAAAGGAAATTGTGGGCGGTACTCTCATTTCTACTGGATGATTACCAAACAGTTCCGCTCTTGTTGAACTACTCGCAAAACCACTGTAGGGAAATCCCATATGAGACTGATCAGTAGTAGCTTTATAATTTGCGTAGTACCTCTGACACTTCGCCAGTTCATCTCCGTATGACCTATGCTCGAATGGAGTTGCAGTGTCGCCGACCTCTAGTTGAAGTCCAGTGATTTGCCAGTAATCACCAGTAGAGACTGTATTGTTACACCCAACTGCTCTTTCGTTAGCAACTTCTGCTTTCCATCCAGATGGAAGAGAACCAGAAGTAAAACTAGAACCTGCCAACATCCACCAAAAGAGAGTAAATCCCTTTGCATTATCCCCTACATTTGGAGAAGCAATAGTGTTAGCTGGAAAAGTAATTGTCTTATACTCCCAAGTGTCCACACTATCTATAGTGTACTGTTTTGTAGTTGATTGTCCTGATGTTGATGTAGGAGCATCCAATGTAGGATTAACTGCATAAGTTCCTGTTCTATTAGATTTTATCCAAAAAGATAGAGTAAAAGTTTTGGCCTCAGATGTGCCTAATCCAATAGAGTCAATTTGAGTGCGCTCAAAGCGTTGCTCAAAAGGAATTATGTAGTCATTTGCTCCAAGTGTTGCGGTAGACTGAGCAGTACATTTTAAAGATTTCTGAAACCCACTAGGTGCTGATCCACTAACTTGTGCAAAGTCTACATTAATTGAACTAGCGTGTTCTTCTATCCACCTGTCTACAGTGTGGTATGCATTACTGGTAGCAGTAGTTTGAGTCGTTCCACGTTGTGCCACTTGCATAGCGCCGTTGATTATCATATTCCGATTCCCCAGTTGACCGAGGTTCACGCCGTTGTTGTCAATTGTTGAAATCGCCATTTATTTATTCCTTATGGTTTTGTAGGCCACGTCACATCATCTAATGATGTTGCACTTGATGTAATGTCACGTAGTGCTTGTCTGTATGCAGTCTGTGCATCTGTCATCGTATGATCAGACCCTGCCCACCAATCAGTAACGGCAATCAAACGATCACGTTCTGCCCTGAGTGCCTTCATAGGTTCAGCCGCAATAAGTTCATCTTTCTTAGCTGATACTGCCGACCAAGTTGTACCCCAATCAGACGGGTCTTGGCTCTCAATAGCTGAACCATTTGCATCTGCGCCTGTTACTTTGGCGTACATGGTTGTGAACTCAGCTTCTGTTGTTGGTTCGCCACGGAGTACCCACTCTGTAACACCCAACTCTGATAATGCTGTTGATATTGTTGTCATTTTATTTGGCCTCCTTTAGCCGTTATTTTTGTATTTCGTACACTACAAATGAAGATACAGATTGAAAGTATGCAGATGAATTAGAGTCAGATTGACCTCTATTAATAGCTCCACCATTGTAACAACTTGCTTGTATCAGCCATGTTATAGGAGTTGTTGTATCGGGGGCAGATGTATTGTCTACATACTCACCACTCACATAGAAGGCTTGGTAAGAGTTTGAACCCGTAGTGTCTCCAGATTTGTATGGGTTTACATGGGCTGTTGTTGCTTGTCTACTTTCAACCCCTGACGCTATATAGTCACTTTGGATATTGCTATCACGCAGTATGCGAAAGCCCATAGAAAAATAGTTACAAGAAATAGAGAGAGATGGTTTTAGTATAAATATACTGTTTGTTGATTTAGGTGTAAGTGTTACACTTAGGTTTGTAACATTAGTATAATTATAAGTGCCTATACTCATGTGACCTGTAAAAAGTCCATTATCAACCTGTAAAACATTACCTGATGTATTAATCCCTAAGTCAGCCGCCGTTGGTGTACCACCATTGGCTTTCTGTAGAGTATCGACTTTTAATATACTGGTCATTGTGCGATCTCCATCACTGTTAATGTAGATATTTGCCTAGCTCCACCGGGATCATCTGCACCATTAGGAGCATAATTTATGTAATAACTTCGTGTTGCACCTGATACATTATACCCACTTATTGAATAAGTTATTTGACTTGTAGTAGAGGGGGAATCTAAGTAATTACCACTTATAGTTGTTACTGAGTTTGCATCAGCCCCCGAAACTATAAGTTGTCCCGATGTTATTCTTCCTCTGTTCGAAGAAAAATTGCCTATTCCAACAGAAGTAGAACCTCTTTTAAATATCCAAGCAAGAACTGGGAGGTTTCCACTTCTTGAACCAGCTACTTGTCCCATTAGTAAAAACTTACTTGTTGAAGAAGTAGGTGTAATATCCACAGACAAACCAGTAATTGCGTATTCAACGCCAGAAGCTACTGAAAACGATGCAACATCAGATTTAGTTGCACTTACAACCTGTATAACATGCCCCGGAATATGCACACCATTGCCACTGGTCTTCTCGACGACGTTATCGACTTTTAATGTACTCATTGTGCGATCTCCGTAATAATCATGGTTTTTTTAGAGTTTGTACCATCCGATTCGACACTGTTACCGCCCGTTGATCTTGTTTTTATGGCATATGTCCTTGCAGAAGATGTTACGTTTTCATCTACAGCTATAACATTTCCGTTAGTAAACAGTCTGTCCGCATGACTCTTTATCATGCCCGATGACCCGTCAGTCCCATTTGAAGAACCTAAATCAGTGCTATCTCTAAAAACAGTGTGCTTTAAACCTCGATCATCGGCATTTGTATCTGCACCCATGTTTGACTGTATAATAATAGTATTTCCAGCTTTTTTAGGTGTATATGAAATAGTAAGATGAGTAGAAGCAAAAGATGTAGAACTTACAACAGTATTTCCCTGTGATTGAAAAGTAACAACATTTATCACACTCCCTGCTGGAGCAACGAACCCGTTACTAGCATCCAGTGTTTGACCACTTGGTATTATCACCTTGTTTGCATTAGACCCAGATGTTGGCCCTATTAAGTTTTCGACTTGTAATGTACTCATCTATACCACCGTTAAGTTTCCATTGACCGTTAGGGTTACACCAGATGCTACAGCCAAAGGCCCTGCCGCACTAGCGTTTTCGTCTGCGTCAATTGTTGTGTCCGTGCTAAGAGTTTGATCGTTAATTCTAAAGATAGCAGTTTCAATCTTAGTTGTCGTGCTTAAAAACTTAGGTGCTATAACGTTCCCCCCGAACGATCCACCGTTAGATGCGCTTACCGTGTCTGCTATAGAACTAATGTCATACGCTACAATCTCAACAATGTCAGAAGCCGCGGCTCCCGATCCAAGGACCACGGACGTTTTAGTTGTGGCCGCGTAATCCGTTACGGGGACGAGAAGCGTTCCGTTTAAAAATACATCGACATATGTTGCGTCTGCGTAGGCGAGTGTTAGCCCGTTACTATCAGCACCGCTAAAGGACGTCTGACCACCCGTAGCAGAATAGATGAAGCGGTTTCGTACACCTACTCCCGGTTGTCGTCCTTGATATGCCATTTGTTAAGCCTCCAATGCTGTTAGTCTTGCCTCAATAGAAGCAAATCGTTGTTCGTTATATGCGGCTACAAAAGATAGTAACTCTGGGTAACGAATACCTAGTCTAGTTCTTTCTGTTGCGCCTTCTGGTGCTTCATCTTCTACTTCGTATGTGTCAGTACGAGTGTAAGCATCTACTGCTTCAACAGCTTCTGTAGTTACATTGCCGTCTTCATCAGTTACTTCAGCTACAGCTTCAACTGCTGGTACATCTGTTTGTGTTTCCCACCATGTGCTTGAGATAAACAATGCGTAGTCACCAGCATCTAAACCCTCTGCTGTGAAAGCCGCCTGTACGTCTTGGGCTATGACACCTGTATGAGTACGAGCATTGTCACCCTTCTCTACAACTCTGTCTTTCCATCTGAATGTCTTAAACAATGCTGAGATACGTTTACCTACTAGCATTTCTGTTGCTGTAAGGGATGCTATGTCTTGCTTCTCGTTGAAGTCAGATGTTTGGATTGTGCCGTTGGTTGCGTAGAGGTCGTTGAAACGCCTAGTGCTTCCACCAAGGTTTATTGCGTTATCTGAGTTTGTACCGGCGGGTAGCATAGGAGTCCACTCATTTGTTCCAAAACCTATACCTGTGTGTTGAGAAGTTGTTGACCCTATATATAGATTGTTAGACGCCGCAACACCAATAGTACCTATAGTTCCGCCACCTTTGCGGAAACGCATGATCTGCCCATCAGATGAAGTGCGGTTCAAGTCCATCACGGTGTCGTTTCTAGTGAACCCAGATGCAGCACCCTCACGAAGTTCAACACCACTGTTATTTAACCCTACACTCGTCTTACCCACCAACACGTTGCCTGAAGCGTCTATTCGCATAGCAAAAGTTGGGTTTATTGTAACATCACCAGTTCCATCTGTATAAAAATCTAATCCTACCTTGTGAGCGCCTTCATCTGAAGGTCTAATATCAGCCGCACCGTGTTGAGTTGCTCCAAACCTAAGATAATTCAAAGGGTTGCCTACGTCGTTGTTACCAATATTAACATTACCAAGTGTTGAAAACTTTTCAGATGGCGAAGTCGTCCCAATACCAACATTTTCTGAACTGGTTACAGTTATGGCGGTAGCATCAGCCGCGCTAGAGTTTACTCTATTTATTTGATCTGCGGTATCTCTTGCGCGACTCATGTTAGTCTCCTATATTTCTTGTGCATCCATTGCTGTTTGGTATGCAGTCTTCACTGCGTCTGACCAAACGGCATTGCATATTGCTTGTACTTCTGTTGACTCACTTGAGATGTCCGTGTCACCCCATGTATCACCTGATTTAATTGAGCAAGATAAGACGTGACGTGAGAATGATCTACTGATTTCTGTTCCATCTCTAGCTATCACAGTGGCTGTACGAACTTGCACATGTTTATGATCTGAAACGATCTCTATTTTGTCTTCTACTTGTGTTTCTGTAAGTGCCATATTGGCCTCCTTTGTTTTATCGTAGCATTATTGCCACCTGTCCGACCCAATCTCTGAGTGGGTTATGAGTTTGTTACGTAAGTAACACTGCCGTTTATTTGCTTCCCACTAAGGTCAGCATTTGTTAAATTGCTTGATCCAGCTTTAAAAAACTCCATAAATGTTCCACCACTGTAAACTCCACCAGAGGGAGTATTTGTGTAAGTAGTAAAGGCAATGGCAAGCCCTGCCATATGTGCGCTTGATCCATGAGATACGCAAGCAAACGGCAATGAAATTTTAGCTTGGGCAGTATTACTATTTGTAGGCCATACAAGCCTAAAGGCAACAGTACACATTCTTCCAACTTTAACATAATTACCATTAGTTGATGCTAAGACAATGTTATAATTGCCGGGATTCCAAACTCCGTATTCAGCATCGTCCAACTTATTAGCCGCCGCAGTACCGCCGAGGTATACACCGCCTGATAGGTAAGCGTCTCTGTAACGGTAATTTGATTGCCCAAAATCTATAGTATTATCAACTACATCTCCAGAGGCATTACAAGGTAAAATGTTATTCAGTAAATATCTTTGACCAGCGCCCCGACTGCCCGCAACAAATAAGTCAACTCCAGAGACACTCCCAATACTACCTACAATTGTGTCGTCTTTAGCAAAATGAGCAATGGCTCCGTCACTTGAGTTACGATTAAAGTGTGCAGAATAATTACCATCAGCACAATAAAAGTTACGACCATCTGGGCGAAGGCTTGTTCCTACTGTACCACTACTAGCTGTAGTTTGACCAATTAACACATTTTCTGAACTATCAATCGTAAGTGCCACTGCGTCTGCGTTATCGTCAATCCCTTTAGAGGTGAACGCACCTTGAACCGTGAGGCTCGAAGCAAACGTCGTGGCATCCGCTATCTCAGCCGGTGGTACAGTCGTCATGACCGCCGGTCCTAGGTGAACAACGTAAATGTTATTCGTTCCCGTTGGAGGCGCTGACGTAAATGTAAGCGTGGTTCCCGATACAGAGTACGCGACCGTCGGGTCTTGTATAACGTTCTCTACTACGACCCTGACGTCGTTTGTTACGGTCGGCAATGACATTGTAAAGGCGGTGGCTGAACCGTTGCCACTAAAACTGTCTTTTACAGTGTTCGTATATGCTTCCGCAGGTACATTACCAAGTGTGGCCATTAGGTGATCTCCAGTATACTCATTACTACGTCAACAGAACTTGCAGTGTTCGAACTTACCTTAACACTATGTGTGGCTTCTAGCACTACTTTTTGATCTCCGCCAACAATAACTATAGAACCACCACTTGGAACCGGGGCATCTTTAATCAAATGTGTGTCGTTCGATCCGTCGTTTACCACCGCGGTAATTAAAACCTGCGAGGCTGTAACGTTCGATACGGTCAAACCAATAACCGTTGTAGCTGTTGATGAAGGAACCGTGTAACTGCCTACCGAAGTAAGCGAAGTGCCTATAGTTCTTGAAAGTTTATTTTTAAACGTATTTGCCATTGTCTATCCTATCCAAGTGCGATCGCTAGGGCCACCGCTGTACCAGCAGGGTCTACTTCTAAATTTGTTTGTGCGGCCGCAACGGTAGAAGCACCTGTGCCCCCGTCTGCAACTGCTAAATCAGTTATACCAGAAATTACGCCGCCTGTAATGTTTACTGACGACATGGCTAAATTTGCCGTAAAATCAAATACCGCGGCTCCGGAACCCGCACCATCTGTGTAAATTAGTTTTGTATCCCCGTTGGCTACTGTAACGTTAGCTCCTGTACCCTGAGAAAATATAGCCGATTGACCCGAATTGTTGTAAACCATGTAGGTTTTCTGAGCATCGTTAGGTGCAATCGTAATAGTGTTTGTTCCAGAAGGTGATCCCCCTAATACCAAAACTTTGTACATACCATCAGATAATGTACCGTCTGTAGTTGTTAGAGTGTGCGTCGTACCAGAAAGAGTTATGGTACCGACCCCCGTGAGAACGCGGTCTACAATTTGTAAGTTAAGGTTAGTTGTGTCACCCCACGCGCCCGACTGCTCACCTGTTGCGATAAGCTCTATGCCGTTTGCTGTTGTATATGTACTTGGCATGTTTTTCTCCTACGCCGCTATTTCCGTCCATCCCGGTGATTGAGAGGGTTCTACTTCATCCCATCCCGGGGTTTGTGACGGTGCGATACCATTCCAGTTTGGGTTTTGATTTGGATCAACTTGGCTCCAAACAAAAACTTCGCCTAGCTCGGCTGTAGCAGATACCCCCGTCACAGAGGTATTCGCTTCGGCAATTACTGTTACAGTACCAACATTTCCGGTACTTTCCAACCCTGTTACTGGAACAATGACTCGAATGCCGACTTCGACGTCACCTAATCCACCAGAAGCACTAACCCCAGTAGGCTGTACAAGGGCGTTTGAACTAACTGATACAGTGCCTAATGCGCTCGTTGCAGAAAGCCCTGTTGGTAAAACCAGAGCGTCCGCTTCAACAGTAACCGTTCCTATTGATCCTGTAGCAGAGATACCCGTGGCCGGTACGACTGCTTCCGCTACAATTTCTACAGTGCCTGTCGATCCGGTTGACGTAACGCCCGTAACATCAACATCGGCGTTAGCCGAGACCACCACCGAACCAACAGAGGTGGTTCCTTCTAACCCAGTAAGGGAAACATTAGCATCTGCTACAACAGTAGTTGATCCAATTTGTCCCGTGCCTGCAACAGTTGTTGGTAAAACAACCGCATCCGCGGTTACGGAGACAGACCCAACAGAGCCCGTGGCTGTCTCTCCTGTAACCACAACATTAGCATCTGCCACAACAACGACAGAGCCAATTCCACCCGTCGCCGCAATTCCCGTTACAGGAATATTGGCTTCAGCCGAAACAACAACGGAGCCGACCGCACCAGTAGCGGCCTCCCCCGTAACAACAACCGGGATAGCTGTGTCCCAAGGACCTTGGGACCATGTACCTCTTCCCCATCCGGTTATTGCGACCATAAGGAGTTACCTCTTAGGCGATACGGATAATGGCGTTGCTTGCGTCCGCTGTTGGAAACTGTATAGTAAAGTCGCCGTTAGTGGATGTTTTGTCAGCACCAAAATCTAATATGGCAACCGCATCAGTTGTGCCCGAGCCGCCGCCTGTTTGAGTGTTATAGATCATTGCACCACGCGCTGTGATTGTTGATGACGAGAAGGTCAAATCATTAAAATCAGTAAACGCCGTTGTACCAGAGCTTGTCGGAGTAACGTTTGTTAACGCACCGCCGCCAGCACTATAACCCGTGCCAGAGGCTTCGTTAGTAGTGGAATAATCTGTTGTTGCAGCACTTAGAGTAGCACTACTTGTAAACAGAGCAAGCTTCATTGCATCGGCTCCGTTTGTAAAATCGTGTTTTCCTTCAAGTAATTCTTTCTTGAAAGACGTACACATTGCTTGTGTGATCGCCATTTTAAAGTCTCCTTATTGCGTCAGCCAGTTCGGGGTGCCCTGCTTCTCGTAGGGCATTATACACAGTTGTTCTGTCGCTACGAATAGCTTCTCGCATGTAAAACGCAACGACTTTCTCCATGTGTCTTTGGAACGCTCTGGCCTGATCACGTATGACGGGGTGAGTTCCGTCAGACACACTAATCAGCTTTTCAACACAACGTTCCGCAACTTCGTCCGGGCTAAAACCTCTGTTTTCAGTGGTTTTTACCACTAAAACCGGGTCTTCCGGGATGTTTACATCTATTTTAAACATTATTGCTTCTCTCTTATTACTCTTCCAACGCGATATTCTTGCGTGGTCTCTTTGGCTTCGCCTAACATTTTAAGCCCCATCAAGGATTCTTGGAATCGCTTGTCATAAGTAGCCATTATGTCTTGCTCACCCTTCATAAATAAATAGGCTTCTATCAAACTACCATATAAGAGCGCTAATTCTCCATTTGTACTCAACCAAGTTGTTCCACTGCCCGCACCGGCTGTCAAACTGGTAGGTCTGTATAAGTAGTGAAGCTCTACTGTTAAATTAGACGGTGGTGTGGGGGCAACAATGAAGTTATCCACGTCAAACTGCGCGTAATACTGCGGAGACCCCGTTGTAGCAACGTTTGGATTGTAACTTTGAACAAAACTAACATCTTTGAACTCCACAAAGACCTTGTTACTGCTTCCGTCCGTAAAACTTAGAGAAAAAGGAGCTAAAAAGTCGCTGGGACAGTTTAAATAGGGGTTATTAGAGGTCAAATTAGCTGTTTGGTTTCTGCGAAACAGGTCTAACTGTATGTTTTTTAGTATGCGCTCTTCCGAAGCTCGAATAAATACAGGAAGATTGTTCACAAAAGACGTTTCTGTGTTCTCTGTATAATCTTGAATTGCTTGTTTAAGCTGATCGTATGTAAAACTCATGTGATTACCACCGTGACATAGCCGATTTGTCCAAAAGCAGACACTGGCCGGTTATTTGGTTGCAGTACAGTAGGCATACCCACTGTGACGACGGAAGGTTCTACGCGATCAGGACGAGCGTTTTGTAGTGCCTCCGGGTCTACGACCTTTCTAAAAGGGCCTAATTGAGGTTGCTTAGATTCAAACTCATCTTTTCCGACAAGAAGTCCGTTCCATTCTTTACGCATATCTTTATATCGGTACCTAAATCCCGATCTATCTGATATGGCGTATGAATTTTTACCGGATGCGAACTTAGACATTAACCCACCCTATAATATTCGTATTTAGGAACAACGTTGAAAGAAGAACGATCTCTATCTTCTGTCGCCGCCCTGTCAAACTCTTCTTCATAAACCGCTTTTAACATTTGAACGCGGTTTGGAGCGCGCTTTAAAGCAATATAATATGCAAGTCCCGCCGCTAAACAAGGGTAAAACCTGAAGGGCATATCCACAGTGTTTGTGTATACATCCGCATCATCCATGCGTGTTAAAGCGTCATAATACACAACGTCTGTGTTATTATCAGGCACCG